GGTGAATACCACCTACTATGTTTCTTCGACCGGGCTTTCCAGTACGCAAATTGAGGTTTCGGCAACTTGCGGCGGGTCGGTGATTACCGCCGGGAGCGCAGGGACGGGAACCCAAACCGCCATCAATACAAACAACGGCCTGCTCGTGCCGCCTCCTCTGGCTACAGCCATCGCCACATCTTCGACGGTGCTGCAATTGAACGGCGTGTATACGACCACTGGCCTGACGGCTGGTTCCATCTATTGCATATCAACTACGACAGCGGGAGCCTTGACTACTACTTGCCCAAGTGGATCGTCCTACAGCGGGTCGGCTCTTCAGCAATTCGGGCAAGCTGTTTCGACGACGCAGTTAATCTTTCCGCTGCCTAAGCAGGGGGTCATCAACTAATGAAGCGCCTTCTGCTTCTCTTGCTCCTTTCGAGTGCGGTCGCGGTAGCGCAGCCTACCGTTGGGGGATTTGTCTCTTCGGGAACGGGGTTTGTTTCAAACCCCACACCCTCTTTGTCTTTCCCCGGAGGAACCACGGCGGGGCAAGTCCTTCTGGTCGGATATTCGAGCCCTCAAACAATTACCTGGGCGGCTCCGAGCGGATGTTCAACATCGTGGACCATTGTTGGGACGCAGGCGGATGACTCCGCATTTTATCTGGGCACGGCAACATCGAGCGGGGCTTGCACGGTCACTTCTTCGTCTTCGGGAGCGAGTGGGGGCGCTTATGCCAACGGCTACGGATGGTACCTGAATTCAGCCTCTACAACGGTAGATGTGTCGCAATACTTTGCCAGCGGGTTCTGCACAAGTTGCACATCCGGGGCGGCGGTGACAACCACAGCCAACAATGATATTTGCCTAGCGGCGGCGACCGTCTCAGGCTCTATGACGGCTACCGGAGTGTACGTCAATGAACTCGCGGGATTACCGACAGGAGCCTCGCAGTATGGCATTGCCGGGTACTCTGTGGTGACGACGGCGGGAAGCTCCCAAATGACTTGGACAACAGCAGGACAAAGCACTAACGGAGCCATTGTCTGCCTGAAAGCCGGAACGCCAGTTGTTCTTCCGCCAACCTTCTCTCTGGCTGGTGGAACGTATTCTTCAAGTCTTCCGCAATCGACTACAGCCGCGACCGCTACATCGGGAGCGTATCTGTGTGTCACGTCCTGCGCGGGAAATGGTTGTACGCCAGCGACTCCTGCGGCTTCGACTGCGGGAACCTGCTCAGCGGGAACGCAATACAGCACCAACTCCCAAGCGCTCACCCCCGCGCTCGGCTATCAGACATTTTCAGCCCTCGGCACAAAAAGCGGGGATACCAACTCAGCCGTAGTGACCAGTGGGCAATACTACTCTCTTCCGCTACTCGCCAATTTCGGTCAAGTCCTGTTGAGCGGAGCCAAGGGAAATCTTTCATGGTCCGGGTCGTTTATTGGCAACGCCACAGGGCAGGTCGGGTGGATTGATGGGTTGGCGTCTCCGAACACCGGGATTCAGTTCGGCGCGGTGCAGAACGCGCATACGTACAATTGCACGTCAAGCCCCTGCGCGGTCACCGTCACTGCAACGACTGCCGGAAATACAGGAATCATGTGCTCCGCCGCGAGCTACACCGGGACATCGGGTACTGGGGCGGCAATCACGATGGGAACTCCTTCAGCCGGAGGAACGTGGGTCCACAGCGCGGCGAGCATGGTCAATGATATGGGCGGTGGGACGGTGGCAAACGCCACAGCCTATGCCGCCGACTGCTATTACACGCTGAGCCTCACTGGAGGAACAACTTCGATTTCTGTACCGTGGGTATTCTCTGGCTACACCGGAACGGTGGGAGAAGCGATCGACGCATGGTTTGTTGAGGTCAAACCGTCCTACACACCTGTCTATTTCGACACAGCCGGGGTGGGTTATTCAACCACTTCGACAGCTACGCCAATCGGCCCGGCTGGTTTGCTCAATGGAACCTCGGATTATGTGACTCAGGTTCTCTACCCGGCTTTCTCGTCCGGCAACCCTCCAACGGCCATCAGCAGCCCGTATACAAGTCTTCTGGTCAATGCGACCTCTCAGGCGGCTTTTGCTGTGGGGTTGAATGAAACCAGCTACCAGCAACCGACGTGGACGATGGGATCAGCGCGACAGCCCAACTACATGAACTTTCTGGCGCTGAGCGGAACAGCCAGTCCGGTCCTCACGGTGGACGGCTTGGCTGATTTCAAGAATTGCACTTCCGGTTCCAACGCCACAACAACGTGCTTGGGCAACTCGACGTATTCAGGGCAGGGAAGCTCCTGGAGCACATCGCAAGTGGGGGCCAACCTCATCATCACCAACACGCAAACGACCGCCGCGCTGCCTCAGCCGCTCATCATCAACGGAACCAAGTATTCAGGGACCACCAGCGGCAATACATGGCAATGCACCACCACGACAAACTCGGCCATCTGCGGAAACCAGTCGATTCTCTTCACGACCGGCTCGCCCAGCGTCTCCGTGGGCTTCAACCTGAATTCAACGAATTGCCCGGCAAACGGCTCTCAGGACTGCGGAGCCGTAGGAGGCATTGCATCCGCTCAAGATTACGCGGTCATTCATCTCAGCCCCACGGGAAGCAACACTGTCTGTCTGGAAGCGGCTGGGTATGGATGCAACTTCGGAACTGGACTGACGTATACGCCCAACCAGAATCTCCGCGTCGATATTCAGGAAAATGCGGCTTCTATCCCCTTCGCCGTCACTTTTACAAACGGCTCAGCGGTTATCAGCGGCACGAATACGCTGGTGGCGGGACAGCCTGTGACGCTTTACTCGACCGGAACGCTGCCGACAAATTTCACCGCATGGAGCGTGGGAACGAACGTTTCCTACTGCGTATCGGCGACAGGATTGTCCGGGTCGCAGTTTGAGCTTGTGACCCATACAAACGGGACGGGTACTTGCGGAGCCACGCCGATTGTGGCGGGGAGTGCCGGAAGCGGCACCCAAACGGCTGTATCAAGCTCGCTGGATTACATGACCGTGTGCGCGGCTGGAACCTCGACTCCAGTTCTCGCTACATGGTCCGGGTGGGGCTACCCTACCGCCAGTACAGGCAACAGCGTAATTGCGGGCTTCAGTGGGGAAGAACCGAGTGTGAATGGATATGTTTACGTTGGAGGCGAGTACGCGTGGTCCGCAACCGGAGTGTATTCAACAACGAGTTGCTTTTGAAGCAATAGTTTTGGCAGCTCGTGAGCGGATTTTATCCAATGGTGGGAGAACAGGTGGATTGATGAAATTCCCTTTTGTAAGCCGGGAACGGCTCGAAGAACAGCAGAGGCGTTGCGCGGTGCTTGAAGAGCAGGTACGAGAGATGCTTCAGGCGTTCGTGCCGGCTCTGCGCCGCGAGTCCGCTTATCCTCCGATGGAACCCGTCACTCCGCAAACCGATCTGGCTTCAATCCACCCGATACCAGGCAGGCCGACACTTGCCTCGATCACCAGCATGGCCAACAAGGATGCACGGGACCGGGCCAAAAACCCCAACGCGCAATCCGTGGCGCAAGAACTGAAAGACGCCCAATTCAGGGGCTGGAGAGACGCCAAACGTGGCTAGTGCCCCCGTAATGCCGATGGCGACGCAGCAAGGACAGCAGATGCCTCCGGCCATGCCAAAAGCCAATGCGGAGCCCACGCCGCAGAACCCGGACAGGAATACTCAGGAGCAAAGCGAGGAGTCTTGGGGGCTGACGCCAGATGAGACGGATACGGTCGTCAACGGCATCATCAAACCAATCCGGGCGCGGTGGTCTACCAATCGCATCCTTCAAATGCCGACCTGGCTCAGGAACTTCGAGTTTGACCGCGGGCGGCAGATTCTTGGCTGGGACCCGGTTTCACGCACCTACTTCGACGCGGTTGCGTGGTGCAGGCAGAACAATCAGGAGACTGATTACAGTTACCTCGAAAAGTACATCAACAACATCACCCAGGCCGTTCGAAGGAACTTTACAGCGGCGGTAGGGCGCGCGGTCCCCCCTGTCATCGTCAGACCGGAAAACGCTGAGAACCTGGCCGACATGACCACGGCCAAGGCTGCTCAGGAAGCGATCAGCATCGTCGAGTCCGCGAACGATGTACGGGGGATGCTGAACCTTGAAGCTCAGTATCTCTACCTGTTTGGCGTTTACTTCAGACGAACCCGCTTCATCATCGATGCGACCTGGCTCGGGTACAAAGAGGAGCCCGAATATGGAGACGTCGAGGCCCAAATCACCGAGGAGCATTTCCATTGCACAAGTTGCGGGGTTGATACCAATGCTGCGCAGGTTGACACTTCCGACCCCGAGAACATGCAGTGCGGAAACTGCGGCTCGAAGGTCGGACCCCAGGACTTCTACCCCGGCGAGTCCTCAACTGTCATCGGAAAGATTGGAACCAAGAAGCGAGCCAATGGACTTCCCAAATGGTCTGTCTATTCTCCGCTGCAAATCGACACCGACCCGACGAAAGAATGCCTTGCCGATGTGTCGCTCCTTGCTCTTGAGCAGGAGAACGATGCGGCCGAGATCCGCGCTACCTTCCCTAACAAGAAAGACGAAATCACGGAGGGAGCCGAAAGCGCCACCAACGACAACGGAACCTATGACCGGCTGGTAAGGACAAGCCTTTTCAGTTCCAGCGGAAACGTGGCTGCCGACATCTTTGAGGCAAGGGGAACATTTGCTCAAATCTGGGTGCAGCCCAAGGCTTATGACGAGCTGACTGGGCCAGACCAGCAGCCGCTGATTCAGAAACTCCAGCAAAGGTTCCCTGAAGGCCTTCGCGTCTCAATGTACGGCGCCAAGGTGCTGGACATGGCCAAAGCTATCCTCTCGAAAGAGTGGACAGCCTGCAAACTTCACCGCGGGTACGGGCTCTACCCGCCATCGGTCGCCGACAACGTGGTCCCATTCAACGAGCGGTTTAACAATATCTCGAACATCCTCGACGATTACATGGAGCGGTGCGCAACCGGAATCACCATCGTCGATCCTCGACGCCTGGACATGCGCGAGATGAGCGGCAAGCCCTTGACGGGCGGGGTTTTGACTGGGGTTCCTTCGGTTGGCGAGGGCATCAATCAGCCTTTGGCCAATTCGATCTATCATTTCCAGTTCCAGCTTGACCCAGGGCTGTTCAACTACCTCGACCGTCTTTGGAACTACTGCCAGTTGATTTCCGGCGTCCCTCCTCAAGTTGGTGGAACCGGGACGATGCAGGGAGTTGAGACGGCCAAGGGCCAGAAACAGATGCTCGATCAGGCGATGGGATCGCTGGGCGACATCTACGACGCGATCAAGACGGAGCACGCTGAAGCAGGCCAGAACGCTATCGAGTGCCTCCAGCAGAATATGTCGTACACCGGTTCGCTCTGGAGCGTGATCGAGGAAAATGGCTCCGAGTTCCGGAATAACTATGTGCATCTGGATGAAATGCAGGGCCGGGTAAGAGTCAAGGCCAACACAGACGAAGGACTCCCGCTCTCGCCGGAGCAAAAGCGAGATTGGATTCAGAACATGCTGGAGCTGGCCGAGAAAAATCCAGTGGCTCAGGCATGGTTCGATGAAACAGCCAATCAGCAGTTGGCGAATGACTACATCGGGCTTCCAGGGTCGGTCTCGCCAGGCGCTTCGCAGCGGTCGAAGACACTGCAGGACGTTGGAAAGTTGCTTCAGGCCGGCGAGAACGCACGACAGCCGATGTACCAGATCGGGCCAGATGGAAGAGTGGTCATGGACTCGGACGGGATGCCGATGATCAAGCCTCCGGTCGCACCAGAAAAGTGGGTCGAGGATTACACCATCCTCAAGCCCACCGTGGCCGAATTCTGCCGCGAGAATTGTGATGTCAAGGGCAAGAATCCCGTTGGGTGGGCTTACGTCATCGCTTTTTATCGGCTGGCGTGCCAGTACGAGGCACAGGTCCAGGGAGAGCAAAACAAGCTCAAGATGCAGGCGGAGCAGGCTGGACAGCCACCCCCACCGAAACCGGACCCGGTGATTCAACAGGTGGAGGCCGAGGGACTGAAACAAGCAATGGGAGCCGTAGACAGGCTCGCTCAACAAGGAAGTATGCCGCCGCTGGGGCCGAGCGCAAGCATCGCAGGGCAGGTTTCAGCGAACCGGGAATTGGTTGATTCGGTAGCAAAACTCTTGACCAAGTAGGGAGAAAATCTCATGAAGAACTTCAACGATTCAGTTCTGTACATCCGCAACGGGAAGAAAATCCCGGCCATCGTGCTCAAGTCATCTACCCCAATCGACGAAGAGCAGCTCAACTTGCTTTACGCCGACCCCGAGAATGGGCCGCAGATGGTCAACCAGGGTACGGCGTCGAAGATCGGTCTGGTAGCGATAGCTGTACCGCCTTTCGTCGAAGGACGCCAGTTTGCGTGGGAAGAGTCTCCTGTTGCAACCGTAAAAGAGACGGCCATTGACCCGGCAACCGCTGCGGAGTTGGAAGCGGTAAAAGCTGAGCTTGCCGAGGCTGAGCAAAAAATCAAGGATTCAACCGCCTTGATCGACAGCATCACCGAAGAGAAGAAAGCCCTGCAGGCAAAGCTGGATGAACCCAACCCTGAGGTTGCCAACCTCCAGACGGCTCTGACTAATGCCACGCAGCAGATCGTCCACCTTGAGGCCCAGGTCGCGGCCTTCACGACGACATTCAACGCCGTTGCGAAGGAAATCAGCCCGGCGGACGCACCCAGCCTCTAACCTGATGCAAATCATGATCGAGCCGCCAGCGTGCGGCTCGTCTTTCTTTGAGAGGAACCGCACCACATGGCCACAGCACCCGTAACACCTTCGGCACCCGCAGCGGCGGCACCAGCTTCAGTATCGTCTCCCGCACCGGTTTCCGCACCGGTTTCCACACCGGCGGCAGCGCCAGCGCCCGCAGCGGCTCCATCGGCTCCAGCCGTCACGATTCCCCAGCCGCCTACAGCGCCCGACCCTTCGACGTTCGGGAACGCAACCGACTGGTACATGGCCGATGTCGAGTACCGGCAGAAGTTTGAGGCTTTCAAGGCCGAGAATCCAGACTGGAAGGAACCTGCCCCGGCAGAAGTCAATCCCGCCGAAGTTGAGACGAAACCAGCGGAAGCCGAGACGAAACCCGCCGAGCCTGAGACGGTTGACCCCAATGCCGAGCAGTATTCGATGCAGGATGAGCCAAGCCTTACTCCCCAGGCGCTCAATGACCTTATCAAAAACGATGATGCACTCAAGGCGGCTCTCGAAGCCAACCCGGCCGCCAAGAATCAGCTTTTCAAGATGGCGCGGGAGCACGCTGAACTGGCGCAGTTCCGGGGGATATTCCCCAATGCACAGGCCGCCACCTTTGCGCAGAAGACGGCGACTGAAACGGTGGCGCTCAAGCACAAATTCCAGATGGCCTCGACTCCGGAAGCGATGGCCGATGTGTTCGACGCTTTTGCGCAGCAGTTTGTCGAAACAGACTCGACCG